TTTTTGATGATGCGTTAAAATTTCGTCAACAATCCATTTATGTGCTTCACTTTCCCAATACTCTGTTTCAATGATATCATGCGTTCTGTCCAAGAACTTTTTATCATCAATTAAAGCACGAATTGTTTTACTTTGAAATGCAGTTCCAAACTTTTGTAAGGTATCTACATTATTATTATTAGTCTCCGTCATATATAAGAATTAGATTATCAAATGATTGGAATCCAATCAAGACTTTTTTTAAAAAAATTACGATTGTGAAGAAATCGCATAGTTATTCAGAATTGTCCATGTTTCCATCAACCAGTTGTGATGGTTGGGAAATGCAGCCCATAATTGGTCTTCGGCAAATTTTTTACTAAACTCAAATTTATTAAGAGTTGTAACAGGAGAATCAACATGATCAAATACTTTTGTTTGCATACTTGCAGGAAGAATAGAATCAATTAATTGCATCAAATCATAATTTCGTTTCAGCAAACTTTGATTATCTTCTTTAAGAAAGTTTTTATACAAGGGCATCTCTTTTTGTTTTTTCTCTGAGATTTGTAATAAATCATTTATATTTAGTTTTTTGTCATTTGCAAATTCAGGAAATGCAGTTTTGAGTTTCTTTTCACCCACACCTTTCATTCCATCTATATTATCACCACGGTCTCCGTCTATTGTTCTATACAATAAAAAATTACTTGGATGAATTCCATATTCATGCAATACCTTCTCAGGAGTATAAACAGTTCGTTTAGTTGGACTATAAACAGTTACATCATCATCTACGAGTTGAAGAAAATCTTTGTCGGTACTCATTATAGTGCACTTCTTACCGAGTCCACTAAAGTACGAACGAGCAAGTAATGCAATAACATCATCTGCTTCAACATTATCTAAACATAAAGTTGTAACAGGAAGCATATTAAGATACTCAATGAGTTTAACGATTTGTTTTTTCATTGAGTTATCTTCTTCTCCCTGATCCATATCCAAACTCAATGCACGATTCACACGAAACCGAACATTTTTCTTCATTTTGTAATCAGGAAATACTTTACGTCTTCGTGTTGAACCACCCTTACCATCAAATATGATAATACAGCGAGTTGGTTTACGCAAACGAATTGCGTGTCCTATGCTTTTTAGGAAACCTGTATAACCACCTATATGATCTCCGTTGTCATTTGTGGTTGGATACATACTCCAAACACGCATGAAAGTATTCATTCCATCTACTAAAAGAGCATCTGAATTTAAAGTTCTTTCTACTTCAAGTTCTGCTTTTTGTTCTGCGGAAAACTCTTCAAATAAACTGAATATTTTGCTTTTACTCATCAGACACCGTTGCTAATTCTTGTTCAGCAATTGTATCGTTATCTTCAAACTCAACATCTTCGTCAATGACACTGTTTGCTGATTGATATTCCATGATAAGATTATCACAAATATGTGTATATAGTTCAGTTCTTAGGTCTTCATCTTTCAACAATTCAGGAAACTCCTTTGCCATAAACTTATAGTCTTTTCCTTTGGAGTCAGTGAATGAATAATAAGCACCACCTTGTTTTAGAATTTTGTGAGTTTTTAAAGTTGTTATCCAACTTCCTATATCATCAATACCACGATTAAAATAAATTTCAAACGATGCTTTTCGTTGTGGGGGACCCATTCTGTTTTTTACAATGGTTGCTTCACATTTTCCACCGATGACTTCTGTGGTTGCACCTTTTTTAATTTGACCCATACTTTTCAAACGAATACGAACACTTGCGTGAAACGCAATTGCTTTACCACCACTTGTTGTCCACGGATCACCAAACATAACTCCCATCTTTTGTCGAAGTTGATTAGTAAATACCAATGCAATTTTTTGTCTTCCAATTGTTGAAGTTAACTTACGCATTGCTTTACTAATTAGAATTGCTTTGGTGGTTGCGTAACCATCCTTTGCATAATCTGCCGCCATCTCAATTTTAGTTGATGCAGCCGATACACTATCTGTTACAATAGTTACAAGTTTATCTTTGTTTGATTTACGTACAGTTGCTATAATATTATCAATCGTTGCAAATATATCTTCAACTGTATCAACATGAACATACAACAACTTGGTTGTATCAACACCAATAGCAGTTAAATATTCAATACTTACACTGGTCTCGGTATCAATTAATACCGCAACACCCCCTTTCTTTTGAGTTTCTGCTAGAATGTGTCCAGATACTAAACTTTTTCCACTTTGTTCTAGTCCAGTTAGTTCTGTGATTCGTCCAGTTGGAATCCCACCATTCGGGCGATTTGAAATTGCCAAATCAAGTAAACTACTACCTGTTGGAATCCAATCGGAAATTAAAGAAGGATCATCTCCTTCGTTTAAAAAGAATGCTACTTTACCTTCATCCTTATACGCAGAGTTTAGACTTTCTGCAAGTACAGATGCTAAATCTTCTGATTTTGTTTTATCTTCTTTTTTTCTTGCCATAAATTTTAAATTGATATGAGGGTGGTTGGATTTACCAACCACCCTCTTAGTTTTTTAAGACTTAAACAACTCTTCAAAAGCAGCCTCTACATCTTCGGTGGAAGTTGCGTTTGGTTTGCTTTGTTCAGTAGTTGCACTAGCAACGGTTGGTTGCTTTACTTCACTTTCGGTTTTTTCAACTTTGACGGTTTCAGAGTCAACCGATTCTGCTGGTGGTGCATCTTCTTCAGACTCACCACTTACCCACTTTTCAAGAGCATCTTTCAAATCATCATAACCGAGTTCTTGATAAATCTCTGTGATTTCTGCTTGATTGTTGGCAACACCATCTACGATATTCTTATTTTCGGAGATAGGTGATGTATTTGGTTTAACACGAATGTTAGTTTTTGGAAATGATCTTCCTGCTTCTTCTGCTGAAAGAAACTCAATAGTGATGTCTCTTCCTTGTGTAGAATCAGTAATATCTCCATAATCGGGATCAGCAATAACACTCAATAGTTCTTGGTAAACTTCTTTACCAAAACCCCAAAATCGTACACCTTCAGCTTCTTCTCCACGAACAAGAACAGGTACAAATGTACGCATCTTTGGCATTAACGAACGACCCATGCGATAATCATCTTTGTCACCACTACGAGTTAACTTTTCAGCAAACTCAACGATTGGATCAGGGCGACCAAACGACTTTGGTGATAAGTATGTTCTATTATTGATTCCATAATGAAAATACAACTCAATAAATGGATTATCGGGTTGATGCTTGTATGGTACAATACGAACCTGTTGCTTACCAGGTTGAGGTTTCCATTGATAGTTTTTGCGATTATTTGTCTGAGACAAATTATTCAACTTTGCTTTTATTTTATCTAGGTCAATTGCCATTTTTTATTCCTTAATTTAGTATGTTTTATTATTATTCTTAATATAATACTATTCGTTTTGATATTCGTCAATCAGAATTATATTAATCAAGAAGATTTTCCGTCATTTTTAACGAAATTGTAAAAGTCAGAAGCAATTTCTAATACTTCATGTGTAGTTGGAAGTGGAGGTATTTCAGGAGCAGAATTATCGTAATTAGCACGATTTTGGAGTTCTTCTTTTTCCATGTGCCATGCTTCCCATACCATCTCTTTTGCATTTTTTAGCACTTCTAGTCGAATGCCGTAGGCATTTAAACTCTTTGATTCATTTGTCATTTTTTAATTGTTATTTATTAATTACATTAACGAATTAATGTCTGTATATAAATATATCTTAGACTTCGTTTTGTGTCAATTTTTAAGTAGATTTTTGAAGATTTTTTTCAATTCTTTCGCATGAAATTTCAACTGCTTTTTTGTTAATATCACATCCTAAATAATTGCGATTTAAAGAATTAGCAACATCAAGTGTTGTTCCACTTCCACAATAAAAATCTGCCACCAAATCCCCTTCGTTGCTACTTGCTTTAATGATGCGTTCAAGTATCTTTGGATGTTTTTCTGAATAATAATCAGTTTGTTTTTTAACTTTTAATCCAGATGGTATATCATCCCAAACATTTGTAGGTATCGTCCCAACTTTTAATTTTTCCTCCGTAATATTAGGACGGTCTTGTTTTTTACTAATTACAGATTTATATGGAACACGGATATCTAAATCATTAAAAATGAAATTATCTGAGTTTGTGTACACAATTATATAATCATGTTTTTTTGCGAACTCTCGTTTTCCACGACCACCTATATTAAATTTTACTACAATTTGATTTCTAAAATTTTCATAACCAAACACCATATCCATAATCACACGAATCCAATGAACAATTCGTAAATCCATTTGAAGATAGATAGTTCCATTGCTAGAAAGAACTCGTTTCATTTCGTGCAATCTAGGAATATAATGATTTTTAATTTTATCATACTCCGCAGGTAAATCTTTGTAATCTTTGAATGTCTTACCTGTTCCGTATAATATGTCGCAGTAAATTAAGTTTATGCTGTCAGACTTTAGTGAAGTGAGTAACTCTATGTTATCACAACAATATACATTATTAGTTTGAAAGTTTTTTGAATTACGACATAAATTTGATTTATCAAAGTTTTCCACCTTCAAATCTTTTCATTTCTCCGTTGTTGTAACGATAACGAACTTCAACTTCAATTGTTTCTTTATTTTCTCCGTAACCTTCTGTTTCTACATCGTATGTAAGAATATTAATTGGTTTCTTGATTATCTCATGCAGATATGCCATTGTACCCGTTGCGTATTTAATATCTAATGGTCTTCCGTCAAAGTCATGTCTTAGCAAAATTTCAGTATTTTTGTATTTCATATTTTCCATATAAATTACAGGACGACCCATGTTAACATGACGTTCTACGAGTTTTGCTTTTATTTTTTTGTAGTCTTTACTAACAACAACATATTTGTTGGTTGATTTATCCAAAGCATATTCAAAATACTCATGTTTTTCACAAAACTCTTTTGTAAAAAATTCGTTTAAGAAAGTAACATCATTATACAATTCACGAACTTCATATATTTTTTCACGACCTAAATTGAGATTTTTATTCCAATATCTTTTTTCATTTCCGTTATCGCAATTTTCATACTCTTTACCAAACTTACCTTTATTCCAACGATCTTCAATATCACGTAACAATGTATTTCCGAGTTTATATGGATTGTTCATGTTGTATTTTCCACCCAAAACACCTGCGTGATGTTTAGCATAATCAAATATTCCTTCGTCTCCTGCAAAATTACAAGTTGCCATAATATACGAATCCCAATAACTTGCCCAACCTTCATTAAGAACTTTTGTCATTCCCTGTGGACGATAGTAAATAGATTCATCACGAATCATACTAAGAATATTTTGTTGCCAAGGTTCTAAACGACAATGGTTGATGATCATCAACATAATATCTCGTTCAGGACGAAGAGGAAATTTGTTTTCTGCTAACTTTGTACGCTCTTCACGTTCACGTCTTTGTTTTTCAATATAATGTGCAGGATTAACATACTTTTGCATATATTCCTTTGTTTCCATACGAGAAACGTGTTCACGAGGTTGACGATCTTCAAAGTTAAATTTAGTTGCTTTCTTTAAACTACTTTCACGATAACAAAGTGATGGATCAATTAAATCATCAATAGCCAGAGCTGCATTTAAAAAGTCTTTTACTTTCTTTCTTCCAAAACGATCCATATACATACGAATTTTATCACTATGATTTGCCATAACATTCATCATATTACGATTCGTGTGCTTGAACATAATGTTGTTTTTGAAAAAATCACTATGTGCAGTTGCGTGTGCAACAACGGTAAGATTATCAACGATAGGATTGTTTCGTTGAAGGTACATATAAGTTGGATCGGTATTTACAACCATCTCATAAATCTTGCCCATACCAGAGTGATACTGATGATGCAATTGCTCAAATTGTTGTCCGAAATTAAAGTGTGGATAACGAACAGGAAAACCACCATAAGCGGCAATCTCAACTATTTCATCTGCATCAAATTCTTCAATACACAACGGATATGGATCAAGTCCATTATCGTAACACGCCTTTAAGCATTCAGGTATAAGAGCAGCCAACTCTGGACATACTCCTTCATTTAAACTATCTACTTCCCATGCAATTCCCATAACTTAAAAAGGTACTTCTTCGTCGGCAGGTGTTAATAATTTTTGTAGAGTTTTGAATACATCTGATGGGGAGTCCATTGATGCAGTAACAATCGTTTTAGGATCAAGTTCACCACTTGATAATTTAGATTGAATGTGTGGTAAAAATGTTGCCCAACTTCTTACTGCCTTGACTTCAGTTATACCAATTAAATTTGCATACTTTTGCATTGTTTTTAAATAATCTACACACAAATCATTATCAGAACCAAAATTTTCTCCGTCACTTAAATAGAACACATAAATGTTCCATTCATTTAAAGGAAATGCTTTTTCAACGATGTCATTTACCAAATGAAAAGCACTACTAATTTGTGTTCCACCACCACTTTTATATTTGTAGAACTTTTCTTGATCTACTTCTTGTGCATGGTGATCGTGAACGATATATTTTACTTGTGTTTCTTGGTAAAATCTTTGTACCCAATTATCAAGATACCAACACAACTCACGAATTAATGCTCGTTTTTCATCGTCCATACTTGCAGAAATATCTGATACAAAGAATATGGCTGCATTTGTATCAGGTACTTCTACCGAACTCCAACTTCTGTATTCTTTATCATCTTTGATAGGATAAAAGTTGGATAAATCTTTTTCATCGTAATCACCTGTAGAAATTAATCGTTTAAAAGCATTTTTAAGAGTTTTTCTTTTATGCAATAAACTATTGTTACCCACTTTGGCAATACGATTCCATTTGATTTTTTCTTTTACCATTTCACCGTTTTCTTTGGGAAGTAGATTTGGAAGTTGGAGTTCTTCACCAATCATATCAAAATAAGCATCCATGCTAATTCCAACATCGATTTCGTGACCTTCTCCTTCTCCGTCTCCACCGTCACCCGGTTGACCACCTTGACCTTGACCTTGTGGTGGTCCCTCTCCTACTTCATCACCAACTTCTGCTTCTCCGTTACCAACTCCACTTCCATCGGAAGGTTGTCCGTAACGAAAACTTGGTAATTCAACATGAGGTACACGGACAACTACGAAGTCTTTTCCTCTTCGTGTTATTCGTTGACCACCCTTAATGTGCTTTTTGAGTTTTTCGTCAACATTACCTTTGACGATATCTCTGTATTCACCGTGGTCTTCTCTAATTCTGCGAGATGGCATAATGATGCTTTCGTTGACTATTAATCTTCGTCTTCGTCTGCATCACCTCTTGCAAAAATACTTCCAACATATGTAAGAACATCTGAAGCACTATCTTCATCGTATCCAAACGAAGTAATAAGACGTTGCTTTAATGCGTCAATTTTTTCAAGAAGTTCTTTGTCAACAACAGTTGCAGTATCTTGTGCAAGAGCAGATAACTTGATGCTATCTTTGGTATCTTCAAACAACTTCTTTTCAAGTGCTTTGTATAACTGCTCATTAGAGTCGTATTTGAACTCTTTACCCTTAGCGGCAAGTCCACCCATGTAGTTCATAATTTCTCTACGGAAATCATCCTTCATGCCGTTTGAAATGCCAATTTTTTCTTCAATACTACGCATTAATTGCTCATTTGCAACTTCCTCTTTTCCAGTTACAAGATTTGTAACTTTTTCATCTTGAATATAAGCAACGATATTATCAATATAGTTTGTACACGTTGCTTTTATCGCCTCTTCACTACTACTAAGTGCTTGTTGAACTTCACGTTTAACAATTCTGTCGTATTCTTTTTCAACTGCTTCTAATCGTTCAAACATATTCTTTTTATTGTCTTCACTTTGAAATCCATTATAACTTTTAAGACCTTCACGGATTTGTGCAAATAACATAAATGGGTTTAAACTCTTTGCACCCATTCTTGGGTTTACGATTGCATTAGAAAACTGATTCTGAATAAAACGAGCAGATACTCCACCATACAATCCTTCTTTTGGAGATTCTTCTTGCATTTCTTTTACGTGTTCGTCTGTGAATCCATGTACACTTTGACCATTGTAAAGTTTTGCTTTTTGAATAATACCCATGTCTTGCTTTGAACTTTCTTCTAAACGACTTACAACTGCGAACAATGCAGCCAAATATGTTGTATGTGGTGCAATATGCTTATTTACAGTGTTTTTGTTGTAGAAGTGATCATAAATCTTCTTTTCTTCGTCAATCTTGAGAAGATAAGGAATGTCAATTTTAATTGTTCTGTCGCGAAGTGCTTCCATGAATTTGTTGTTGGTTAATTTTTCAAATTCAGCATTATTTGTATGACCAAGAATAACTTCATCAATAGGCACTTGGTTGAAACGACGTGGTTTGACACGATGTTCTTGTGTAGCACCCAACAAATCATATAGAAATTCAGTTTGAAGTTTGAGAATTTCTTGAAACTCTATAAGTCCACGATTTGATACTAAAAATTCACCATCAAAGTCAAATGCACGAGGATCACTTTCACTTCCGTACTCTGCTAACTTGCGATAGTTAATATCACCTGTTAACTCGGTTGCATCTTGTGACTTTTCGTCTTTTGGTTGGAATGTACCAATACCGACACGATTCTTTTCAGAAAGAGTAACACGACGTACTACAATGTGATCAAGCACTTTACGATAATCCCCACCGTGCATTTCCATTAATTGATTGTAGTAAAATTCATTAACTGGATTCAGTGCACCATCTAATTTAAGTTTATAGTCATCATCACTACGACTTGCATTTAGTTTTGAAATAATTTCACTACGAACATCATCTGGTAACAACTTCAGTGGTTCTTCATTCATCGGACATGGAACTAAAACTTCATTTCCGTCTTTATCAGATACCTTCCAACTGAAAGAATATAAAGCACCTTCTTCAGTTTGAGTATAATGTTCTAGTCCTTTTTTAAGAGCAGTAACAATGGTTGATTTACTACTTCCAACGGGACCATGCAAAAGAATAACACGACGTTCAGGACCATAGTGACGACTAGCACTTTTAAGAATGTCCATAAATTCCATTAAATTTTCTTCAAGACCATATATGGATATGTCACCAAGACCTTCAAAAAACTTATATTTAATGTGTTGACGTTTGCAGTATATAAACTCTTCTGTTCCGTGAGACATTACCATATCGTAAAGTCTTTGGTAGGAATTTCTTGCGATTTGCGGAGTTTCTTCCAACATCTCAATATAATCCCAAAATGTACCTGTCCAATTTAGAGACTCATAGGTGCTCACCGCATCATCATTATCGGACCTAATCAAGGATTCGAGGGTGCTTGCTCTTTCCTTATTTTCTTTTTGTCGTTTTTTATTTTCCATAACCATTACCTTATTTTATTTTTAATTAGTAGTCAACTTATTTCTCAAACTTTTTTAATATTAAACAGACGAGTGTTAACTTCTCTATAAGAATCTCCGTCAACTAGCAGTATTTTGTTCCTATAAAAGTTCCAGTCAATAACAAAATTGTTATTAAGTACACCGTTATTTAATTTTCTTATCAATACGTTCAATGAGTTAATTGTATATAATGTGTTGGAATCTTTTTTTCTATGTACACTTATTGTATTTTTGTAGAAATTGCTAGAGTTTAGAGTATCTTGATTTATGTTGTATGTCAACATTAAACTATTTAAATCATCTATATCTTGTAAAATAAAAATTTTATCAAAAACTATGTCGTAATACTTTTTTACTGCGTTTAATTCTGCATCATACGAATGCATATCGGTGAATGTACAAAGTAGTTTAGTTCTCATAAGATATAACCTTTTGTGTATAAATATCTTACCGTCATTCTAAAATCTAAATTTGCTTCATGTCTCCGTATGTTTTTCCGATATATGTTCTAACAGGATATTCGTTATTTGATGTAATAATTGGTTGCAGTTCTTTAATAATTTCAAATTCACTTTTGTGCATATCAAATAAAAACGCATCGTATGTGTATAATACCATTCTCGATTTACGACTTTGCATAAACTCATTTATTTTCAAAATAACTTCGCAATTTTTTTCAGTTTCTGCTGACTGCAATAAATAATTGAATACTTTATATGAATTTATTTTATCACCAAAAAACATAGATGCAATTTTTCGTTTATAGTACCATGTTTCAACATATTGATTTTTTTGATAATAACTCCATATAGAATCTACATACTCAGAAATTGCTTTCATAAAAGGAACATTTTGTTTTACATCATCACTTATCCCACCATAAATTAAGTTAAAAGTCACTTTCTTGGAAAACTCATATTCTTCTTCAGTTAGTGTATCCTTTCCGTGATAATATTTTCCTAGATATTCGTGTAAGGACGAGTTGGGTAAATCATACTTTAAATAATTACCCAATAAACGCAGATGATAACTTTCATAATCTACCATCACCAACAACCCATCTTCTTTAAATCTGCTCGTGAAGCAATCACGTTGACCAGTCTTTTTATTAAGTGCAGCGAAATTAACATTTCCAAATGCATTACTTGGCCGTCCCGTTGGAGTCATCATATTATACTGACTATACACTAAATTATTTTCATCTACTAAATTAGTATCACCCAAGTTAAAGTTTGAAACAAACAATCCATTTTTTTCTATTCCGTGTAATGCCGATGAAAAATCTCGTTCATATTCAAGTAAGTTGGAATCTAATTTTAAGTTGTCAACGGAACTGCACACTTCCTTAAAATGCTTTAATAATATCATTATAGGAACTGATCTTAAATCTTTTAATCTGCTATGATTATATTCATTGTTTAATTCAGTTTTATTTGATAGATATGAACACACCAACGCATCGGTTGAATTTTCAATTGTGTTTACATGATATTGAATTTTTTTTCTATCAAATATTATTTTATTACCTAAAGTCTTGAATATCATGTTTAAACATTCCGATGGAATATTCATGGAATCGGGATGATTAAATGAAATTACATAGAATTCCTTTTTAACATTAACAAACAACGCAAGTGGTTTATTCTCATGAGAATGTAAATTTGGATATGTGTAATACAAATTCAAAATACTTGAATTGCAATCAAGCAACGAAAGAAGTTTTTTTGCTTCGTTGGGACTTTCTATAAACATATAATAATATTATATTATATATCTTTGTAAAATTCAAGTGGATTATTTAAGACCAAGTTTATATTATTGATTGTCTTTTTGGCACGTGCAGTTGAATCTTTATTAAAATCACGAACACCAATTATTGGTCCATCAGAACTTTCCATCGTCTCTGTGTTTCCTTTTATTTTCCACAACACTCCAATGCAAGTATAAAAAGGATTTTTTTGCAAAGAATTAAACTGAACAGTATCAACTTCATAAACAGTTGCAGTTGCTGAATTTGATTTTTGTACAAAGTATCTTACCATTACTTCGTTGCTATAATCAATTTCGTCTTCACTTGGTTTTTTATATGTTGGATTTAAAAACATATATCCAGATTCTCTTTTTCCACGATGTTTTGATAAAACCTTATAGAAATTATTCATGTATATATTTTCGGGTTCTTCGTATTTCATTTTTTAATCTGCTCCAGGATAATAATGAGATTCAATTGTAGTTGACCAATCCCCATCTCCAATTGAGTGCTTAACTCCAGTAATAGCAAAGATTCCTTTTTCAAAGTATCTTTTTGGAATTCCAGCACAATTAAATGTATCATATAAACGCAAACCTTCAATTCCATCCAATTTTAAGGTAAGTTCGACTCCGGGTAGTGGCATATTATTGATAATATTATTTTTTGGACTTGGGTCTAGTTCCATGAAGTCTTTCATCCGGTTTCTGTCTATATCAACAAGTTCAATATTTATTTCATAGTCATTTTTATCTGTACCATAACCATTATCGTGTATTTTAACATTTGCTCTGGATACCGACATTTTTTGATTCATATTATCATTCGATTTATATGTTAATATATCTTGTTTATCCAAATACTCTTCACTTAAATGATTTTGTTTTATATATTTTGCAATTTTTGGGTCTAAATGCTCAGAGTTTTCCGAATCAAAGTCATCACCGTGCTTTTCTTTTGCATTGTGATATGCTTGCAAAGCAGATGGGTGTAAAGACGTTTCTTGTCCAGGAAGTTCTTCTAAATGGACTTCATATGGAAAGTCCATATTTTTTTCTTTTTCAGAACCTTTTCCAAACCAATCAGGATCATCGTATACAGGATTCCACGTAATTGACACAATCTTATAATTTTTATCATCATCTGGCCAATCTTGTTGGTATGGTTCTTTCCACACGTCATTCCGCCCACTCGTATAAGTTCCAAAATGTATTACTTTGCCCACTAAATGTAAAGTTGGTCTTTTTTTTACTCTGTTGCGATCCATGTCGTCATTTACCAGGTCACTGCTATGCTTCCATACCATGTCGTTAGTTGAACCATCCAAACCTTCCTTTTTTGCAACTTTATTTACAAAATCATAATCTGCTTTAATTTGGAATGTGCGTTTACGTTTGATGTCACCCGGACCTACAGAACTTCCGTAACTCTGTTTTTTCTTTTGTTTTTTTACAGAACCAGTTTTTAAAGTAGACTCGTTTTTATTTTTTTTGATAGTATCTATATTTTTATCTCTATCGGATGCGTTATCTGCTTTTAAAGTTTTTTTATTTCCATCTTTATCTGTATATGATACATCCCATTTGCTAAGGTTTTCATCTACTGGATACGAAGGAAATGATGCGGATGTTGCATCAACTCCAAAAAATTTACTTGAAGCAGTAACTATATATTTTTCAGGATCTTCTATATTAGTAGGATGTTTATCAACATCTTTTAAATTTGCTACTGCACCCTCCAATGGATTTTTTGCTCCTTTTAAAATTAAGTCATGGTCTTCTTTCGCAAAAAAACCATTCTTTTTATCTAAGTTACCAAATACGATCATGGATGCCATTTCGGAGGTTGGTTCTACACTTAAATCAAGTTCTCTTACCATGCTATCCCCACGATGAGATGGAAACACCCAAGCATCCATTTTTTGTTGTCCTACAGTTTCTGATCCCGAGAAATTTTGATCTACCAATGCCAACGCAATATTTGATGAAGAATTAATATCCCTTCCAACAATTGCAAATTTCCATATATTACCCGCAGCTGCAGATACTTTCCGCATAATATCAAGTAATATCGCAGATGCATTTTCACCGTGGTTGAATGAGTCTGTAATTACATCTAAACTGACATATAAATCTTCGATTCGTCCGGAATAACCCATTGTGTTTCCAGTTATTCCCACCCCCTCCTCTGTGTCTGATGCAAAGTCGGGAAACGGTCTTACACAATCATTTGCTTCTACCCATGCTTGACTAAGACGATCTATTTTTTTCTGTTCACTTGATAATGCAACTGCTTCTTTTAAATTCAGATCGAATTTGTTAGAAATTGCAGGATGTTGTAAATTGTATCCAGAAGTTGCCTTTACAGAAAGTATTTGATACAAATCATCTCGTGGACTCATTTTTAATGCTTCTTCAACTGTTGCAGGTGGACTTTTTCCAGGATTCATTGCTTTTACGATGTCTATAAATGCCTGTGAAGTATCTTTATAGCATTGCTTTGCTCCTCCAGCTTCACCTTTTTTCAAAACAGAATATCCAGATGGCCTTGGTGTTTTTGTACCCGTGGATTTTGTTTTAGCAATAGTTGAACCATTAAATGTTTCGGTGTTCCATCTAGGTGCTACTGAATTTGGTATCAACAAAACACTTCCATCTACTGATTTTATATTTGGATGAGCAACGCACCTACATCCATATACAGTGAAGTGTGATATGTGTGCATTGGTCTGCTCTGACCTTCTAGCAAAAAACATATTAAATATATCAATCAAATATCCAACTGTTATGTATGTTCCTCCGTTTGCATTTGATTTTCCGGCCATAAAGGGTTTTGAGGAATCATACATATTGAAACTAAAATAACGACCCCGTGCAAGTTTATATGCTTCTTCTTCAGCTGCCTTTACAACTTTATCATCAGCACTACCACGAATTTCTTCTCTTAGTTTTTGATCGGATGGGGATAACCCTTCGTTCATAGTTGAACCTATATCATACTTACCCAACAGTGAACGTCTTAATGTTTTGTTAATGAAGGTTTTAATATCAATAAACTTAGAATCTTCTTTTTGTTTATCAACTGCACCAGATGCCATAATTTGCTGACCCACTTCCGACATACAAGAAATTTGTATAGAGCAATCATAACCACCATCATCCCGCATACTATAATTAAAGTTTGTAATCATACCCATAGCAAATCCATAGTTTCCACACCCTCTGCGAAGATGCTCAGATACAGGTGATGGATTTGGAAGTACATCATTTTTAAAATTTGATTTTTCATTATTCCATAAACGATGAACTTCCCAATAGTCATCGGCACATCTTGTAATAAGAGCATCTCTCGGAAATGTATTCCACCCCCATTCAACTATCGCAGTCATTCCTGGTTGAAAAAAATAAGGTTGTAGATAATCTAATTGATCTTGACTCCAACACGTGAAATTAACAGTTGTTTTTCTAAAGTTTTTACCAGGTTCGATATCTTCAGATTCTATACTTGTGATTCCAGGTGAAGGTCTAAATTTGTAACTTTTTTCATCTATTTCGTGTCGTCTTGGTTGTTTACTTAAATCGTATCCTAATAAAGTTTTTGCTTCACCACCCCCACCATTTACTCCGTCACCTGAATCAAATCCATATGTGTCATGGAAATTTCCATTACCACCAAGGACAAAACCTTGATAATCTTTATCAGTATCATCAGGATCCTGTACGATTGCACTTGATACTACGGTACCCCATGCAGTTTTTGGTCCTTTGTATATTTTTTGATCCCACTCTGCCAAGTGATCTGCATTTTGTGATGCAACTGCATCGTATCCGAATTGATCTGAATATGCGTTGTATTGAGTTGATTCACCGGCTGCATAATTCTCTGCACCAGGAGTAAGATGTGTATATTGTAATCCGAAATTTCTCCAACGATTTAAAAACTCTTCACGAACCCACTTACGAAGTTGATTTCGTGCAGGAAATTGCAAATCGTCTTCTACACACCAATCTTTTTCTGCAAATGCATCAAGTGGTTGACTGTGTACATTTGAACCATCTAGTTGTTCGTTTGCAGATTTAGGTGCGTTTGCCATTATATATTATTGATTCTATTGTATTCGGAAATTATTCTATTAATATCACGTGGAATTCTTATTTGCGAGCCTATTTTAGCATACATTGTACCTTTGATGTCATTTGCGTTAGCAATTATCCACCAATAACTTGGATTTCCGTAAAATTTATGTGCCAAGTGATCAAGTCGTGTTTTTTCTACCATCACAACAAAGGTATCTGTGCTTTGTTTACGAATAGCAGGAATAATAGATGTTGAAACAATGTTGTTTCCGTTGTCATCTTTTTTTGTTGGTATTGATTTGTATCTCATAATAGTTTCGTTTAAAAATCAGAAAATTCTTCGTCGTGTTCTTTTCTCCATTGTTCCAACTCGGTTGCTTCTCTAACAGTTAACCACCACCTCGCAGTCCAAACTTGACGTCTTCCGTCCGATGAAGGATTTATTTTTATAATATGTTTAAATTTTTCTGCTATCTTTTTAACGGGTTCAGATGTGGGGATTAAATCTCGTGGTACTTTTAGTAACACTTCCATATCATAATTTGCGTTGTCTTCACTCAGTGTTCTAGTTGAAATATCAGCAGGCTGCGTACCAACTGGAATAGATTTACTTCGCCCAACCATTGCTTTATATTTAAATCCAGTAACCGGGTCTTTTACAATCGTAGGAACATCAATACTACTATCAGACGGACAATCTGATAATTTCTCATTATATCCTACTTTAGATTCACCTTTATATGTCTCAGTTGCATTCCATGTTCTTGATTTTTCTACAATATATGCTTCTCGTTCATCACCTTCTAACGCATTTCCTTTATTCACAATAAAAGTATTTTCTTTCATATCCCAAACATCGACTGCATCTGATTTTCCTTGGAAGTATACCTTTTCACACTTCTTTTCACCTTTATCGTTTTTCTTCCAGTCTGACCCAATATAATCTCCATACTCTGAATATATTTTTGCTCCCAATTTTCTACAAGCAAGATACAATGAAACTTTTCTTTTCCATTTTGTTCCGGCATCAGAGGTCTCTGCTGACCAGCGTTTAAATTCAGGTAATGAACAATATTCTGCACTTGTTTTAAATTTTTCATCATTTGGTTTTGGGTAATCCGCACAATCTGGATCTACAATCGGAGTCGGTGTGGTAAATTTACTTCCTTTAACTTCAACCATGTGCTTACCAGCATCCGAACTTCTTGATACAGAACCATTTTTAATTTCTTGTGCAATTACACTTATTTCATAATGACCATCATCAACCGAGGCCTGAGGAGATGCTTCTGTTTTTTCGGAAAACTGTACAATTCCATATTCTTTTAAAGTTTCTTTTGATGCCGATACACCAGTTATATTGCCATCTGAATCATTTACGGTTTTGATTGACCTAAGTGTTGATTTGTATCTATTTGCTCCTTGTACCGCAGACCACTTCCATATTGGACGAGAATTGTCAGTTGGTGAACTTGCATGAGGTTCTGGTGTTTTTAATTTTTCATCAGGACTATCAGTTGTTTCACCCCCACTTTTTACATCTTTAGTAGTAGGACCACAAGTTACATCGAAATCATAACCACTTAAACTATCCGCATTAAGCATAACTGGAATTCCACTTGTTGCACCTTCTTTGATTTTAGTGATTGAATCTCCTTGATACATCCACTTCATTTGATTTTGTTCATATACTGAAATTAAATACGATCCGTCGAATGAAATTGATACTTTTTTAGAATCAGGACATGGATATGTCAAACTTCCTTTATCTTCTTTTGCTATGATGTATGCCATTGTATCACCTATCCACAATTTTACATTTCTTTCAATTGCAGATTCCATTAATTGTCCAGGTTTTATTCCTATGTCACGACCTTCTCCATCTTTTTCTCCTTCACTTCCGAGTTTATATGGACACTTTGGTGGTTTGGGTGGTACAGAACGTTTGTCAATTTTTACTTCATGTGTTCCAAATGTTGACCAATCAAGTCCAGTACCCACTTTGTTTGGTACTCCTGCTTTTACTTTTATTGTATATAATCCTGCTTTTAAAGATTTAGGTGCTTTAAAATATGTTCGTTTGGTTACAAAAGTTGCTCCTTCAAAAAATATTTCATATCTTTCAGCAGATGCAACCGCAGGCCATTTCCAGGTAGGTTGCTTGTTTGGAGTTGGAGTTTCAGACTTTGGTTTTGGTTCAGGAACTATTCCAGGAGTTTCTCGTTCTGCACCAGGAACTGATCCTATACCATCATCATTAAACTCTATTTTCTCAAGAACATGATCTTTTTTCCAAGGCAAAAAGTATTTTGATTTGTCTGAAGATTTGTTGGAGAAATACACACCTTGACCAAGAACATCTTCATCATCGTTTTCCAATATTTCATTTACGTCTTTGAGTCTTCGTTCTGCGGTTGCAAGTGATGCCTCAATTTGATTTAAATCATTATTTTTAAATTGAAGTTGATTAACTACAGTGAGTCTTCCTACATTATTTGAAGTTGAGTTGCATCTAAATTATATTTCTCTGATATAATTGCTTGGTACTTCATATCTTGCATTCTATCAATTACCAATTGTTTTTGGTCCCCTTTCCAATCACCCACTATAAAATCTTTGTAGTTTGCAACAGGTAAATTTTTATCTCTCATTTGTGCATGAAGAGTTTCTACTTTATTTTTTTTCTGTTTTAAATCTTCTATTTGTTCGTTTAAAAATCTTGATTCACTTTTTCCTAGTTTTTTTGCTTTTTGTGTATCATTTTGTGTATCAGTTCCATCTCCCCCCATACCTTCAATTTCTCTTCGTTGTCCGAGTTTATATTCAGTTCCATTTAATTTAAACAATTGATCAAATATATGATCTGCGGCTTTATCTTCCAAATACTTATCGGTTCCTGTACCAGATAGTTTTCTTTTTGTTTTACTAACAGTAGCAAAAAATCCAAGTTTCAATTCAGCATATTTTTTTCCATCACCTAAATTTAACTGATCAGATACATCTGGATTTACTTCGTAATTAACATACTCCGGATTTCCACTTGGAAATACTTTGACCCCCTTGATTAGTTTTTCACGATCTTCTTCATATGGTACATAATAAATTTTATCGGTATCCACTGGTGTTCCTTTGTGTTCATCCTTTGTTAAATCCTTAAATGACTCTAATTTATTATTATCGTTCCACAAAGGAACGGATAATGCTCTACCCACAAAGTCTGATAATAATGCTTTTACTGCACTTATATTTTTGTAGTTTTTTTCAGTTATAGCATTTGTTCCTTTTGTGTTTAACTTTATTTTAAATCCAGAAGTTACATCCACATATATTATAGGTTGCCAATGTCCTGCTATCTCACGGATATCTTGAACATCGTCAGGTGTACAATTTATTTTAAATGATGTCTTGTGTTCACCGGGTACTGCTTGTCCCGCATAACTACTTGGATTTCCGTTGTCGTCAAATTCTATTACAATTGCACCATTTGAACTAGAAACGTGTCTTATTTTAGATAATGGTGGATTTTCTTTTCCACTTGCATCTTTTAATGTATAAGGTCCTCCACCAATTTTCCCTTTACCCATTTTCTTTGCCAAATAGTCTCCAACATCTTTTATCCAATAATTTAAATTTCGTTTTTTAAGTTTAATTAAAGTGGATGCTTCTTTTGCTTCAACAGATTCTTTTTGTGATTTTTCATATCCAATTAAACGACCATCGTCATCTTTCTCACCAACCCCACCGATTGGATAAGGACATTTTGCTGGTTTTTCTATGTCTTCCTCTTCCTCTGGTTCTTCTGCGAAGTTTTTGTTATATACACATCTAAGTCCGTCTGGAACTTTAGTATCACTGACACTATCAATACACCCATCATCACCCCATTTACAACTTGCGGTTTCGGGATTTTTTTCCATTAACTTGGCAATTTCCTTACACGCACAATCTTGCCATTCTTTTATTTCACCCTTGATTCGATCTGATTCTTTTGTTTTTAAATTTCCAGTTGCTTTGCTACGATAATATGCAGACGGAGGATATGTGGTACACACAGGATTACGCATACCCTCAAACGGATCAGGAACAATTCCCTTTGGATCGGCATCTTTTTCTGCTTCTTCTCTTTTTTGCCGTTCTAGTTCTTGACGTTTTTGAACACTTGGATTTGGGTGAATTAAATTATACTTGAATCCTTTATCAGGATCACCATATCTATCATTTTCCAAATTCTCTTTATTTGGTTTATCCTCACTTATATAATGACCAAAATGACGATTGTTTGTTTTAGGTAATCGTTTTTCTAAAAAGTTAAACGAAATGCTAATTTGTGCCATATTAGGAAACTGACCAACTAAAATTTCATCTTCTTTTTTAGTTGTAAAAGTTCCATTCAAATATTCGTAATTATTTTTTCTATTTTCTTCATCTGATGTAAGTTCCCATGATGCCTCAGGTGGAATGTTCATAGAAACTGACGTTAATACAACAGGTTGCTCATCGTACATATCACCCACTTTTAATTTCAAAAATGGAGGAATTATAAAGTTAGTGTTAGACGGAGATGCAAGTAGTATATCATTATTAGTTGCACCCGTTGTATATCCGGCCGGTTTTGTTAATCCAACTAAATAGTTTAATCTTTGCCACATTGGATGTAACTCTTTTAAACTAAAACAAACTGTTGTAAAATCAATACTAACTGTTCTTGCAAATCCGGTGTATATTTGTACATTATCAGCACGACCTAAATATCTAATTTGTTGCCATTCCGCATCAGACTGATCACTTATACTATTTATGTATGATCTAAATGGAAGATACTTTTTGTTTACAATATCGTGCAAAATAAATGGAATGAAGTCCCAATCTCTATATAGTTGCTGATCACCTATTAGTTTCTCACCATCATCTTGTTGTGCTACTTTATCAGGTAAAGTATATAACTTATTGTATTCATCGTGCTTTACGGTTGGACCCGATTTATAATTTGGAATCTTTTTCTTTGGTAAAAACTTGGGATTGTCTTTGTATCTGGCTTCGTATCTTTTTGATGCGTTTTCTTCGTACTTTGATTGAGACTCATGTCCTTTTGTTAAAAATGGTTTTACTTGGTCAGGTTTATCCAACGCATATGAATCTATAACTTCTTTTCGTTTGGTGTCATTGATCATACCAACCGAATTCATTCCGTTTGCTCGCATTGATGCTTCTAAACTACTTTTAAATTCTTCATGTTGACCGTGAGTTTGAGTTGCATATGTATTTTTTAAAGGTTGGATCGTTTTATCTGATTTATCTTTTTTATTTGAACTTGGGGATAGATTTGGATAACGCAACAATCTTTGTATTTGCTCTGAATCTTCTTTTTCGTATTTAGTTATATCCCTTCCATACCAATTCAATATCATTTTATCTTTTTCGGTATCTAGATAGTGTGACCACCTTGGTTTATCCTCAACTCTCGTAGGTGTCCAATAAATTGTTCCAACATCACGATATATTTGCTCGGTGTCTTTTCCTAAATACAAACGATCAGATGCAGTTCTAAATGGTGTGAATTTAAATCCCGCACCACCTTTGAAATCTCCGATACCCCGTTTGGAGTTCCTAGAACTATTATGTACATTTTCCATATAACTTATTGATCATTTACAGATGCAACTGCTCTTGATACCTTTCTTCCGTCCATGTTAACTGAAATACCACCCTTACGCATGAGTAAAATTAGTTCATCAAGTTTCTTGACGACTTGGGTGTTATTTTCTTTTTTGTCTGCTTCTTGGGTTGTTCCACTTTTTGAATCTACTATTTTTGCTATTTCTTCTACAAAAATATTGTGTCCTTTTACGGATATAGTATCCAACCCACTAAGTTCAATGTTTGTACCAAATGATTCTTCCGAATCTGTTCGTGTTCCTACCAACCCTTCATCTGGTAAAATATTTTTTGCAAAATCTTCAGTTTTTGCAAACATAGTATTGGTTGTTTGGGATTCAATTTGTTGAATTTGGTCATTGATTGGTTCAACCGTGTCAATGGTAAATTGAGATTGTTCTGTAGTTGGTAATTGTAATGGTTGCATCAATGGAATTGTTGAAGTAGAATCAACTATGTCATAATCAGGTTGAATTTGTGGGGTTATAGTTGGTTGTGTTGGTTGTACAACCTCTATAAATTGTTCAGTTGGTGTTTCAATTGTTGATATAGTTGGAAGTGTGGAAGTTGAATCCATCACTTCAACTTGTTTAGTAACTAACCTACCTTCGTCTGTTAATTGTTGTCTTCTTGACTCTAATGCTTCGTTCAATAGTTCATTATTAAATGTATATCCGTTTAATATAGCATCATCTAATGTTGCATATCTTTCAGTTACCATTTGTTGTAAACCCTCAGGTACACTTACAAGTTCTTGAGTAAAGGTTTCACCCGATTCATGATAATTATCACCAACTGATTTTGAATAAGATGTTAAATTTGAATCTTCTGCAACAACAGTTCCTTCTGTAAATGTTTTTGTAACTGCATTTTGGTTAAATAATCCTGCCATGATTTGGTCGAGGGCTGAACGTGCCTGTACAACCTGCATTGACTTTACATGAGATTTAAAAGTTTCGGTTATAGTTTCACCTTTCTCCTCAAGTGTGAATTTGTCACTTGCACCGATTCTATGTATATCTTCAATCGCACCTATGCGATTTGAACCATCCGTATTTACTTTTGAAAATTCCTCATAATCCATATCATCGGTGACACCGAAATATTTTTCACCGACAAAAGATGATACCTTTTCTTTAACAGATTGAGGAGCATATTTGTTGTATAAATTTCCAAACAATGAAACAAAAGGTTGTGCTATTTTATTTAATGTAGTCTCTACGGTTTCTTCTTTTTTCTCAGGTAAAATTTGAGTTATTGTTTCTACTTTTGGTTGTTCGGTTGGAGTTGTTGGTGGTGGTGAAGTAAAGAAGTTAGAAAGTGATGACTCTTGAGTCTCGATTGTAGGTTCAGTTGGTGGTGGGGAAGTAAAGAAGTTAGAAAGTGATGACTCTTGAGTTTCTGTGGTAGTTGGTGTTGTTACATTCACCAATGATTGTTCGGGTTTAAGTTCTGTTTGTATTTTTTGTAGAACCTCTATATCTTCCATTACAAGTTTAATGCCACCTTGCATTGATCTTAATGCTTGTTCATTTCCTGCGTGTTTTGCTTTCTGTTCTTCAATAAACTTTAAGTCACCTTCAATTCTTTTTGTAATTTCATCGGAGGTTTCATATTGTCGTCTAAATGTAACTTCTCGTTCTTTTTGTCGTTTGGTCATTGTTTCTTCAATAACCTTTGGTTTAGATTCTACCGCAAATGCTTCTGCTAGTGATGGACTTTCTGCCATCATCAATTTAGGTGGAAGTGTTCCTTCAGTTACATTTCCTTCTAAGAATGGATCACTTGGTGGTAATGATCGTGGTGGTATTTTTATAGGTGTTTGCACTCCACCTAAATTAATATTTTGCAAACCACCCAATTTATTTACATCAAGTTTATCAACTACATCACACAACATATATAACTCACTTGTAATTGCACTTAATGCTTCCACCGCAGGATCCTGTATTCCCGTGAATGCATTTAAAGCATCAACGACACCCGATGTGAAT